AGAGAGTTCCTGAGATAAGTACTAATATAATAAAAGGAGGTATTTTATGCCTGTAAGACAACAACAAAAGAAAACTTACCAAACTTTTCAAGGTAAGAAAATTGATATGGATACGTTGCGTCAGCGCAATGAATTAACTCCAGCAGTTGGTAATGCTAGAGTAAATGCACGTGGTGATCAACTTGGACCAGGTGGAAAAATTGTTAAGAATCGTGATGAAGTATTACGTGATTACTACGATGAACATCCACAAGCGGCTCCAGACGAACAAGCAACAATTGAACAGCCTGTAGAAAAAGTAACAGAACCTGTTCAAACTAAGGCTCAAAAGAAGTCAGTAGAAAATGCTAAAAAAGCAAAAGAAGTTGAAGCATCAGATACTGAAGATGATTGGGTAGAAGACGCAGACGGAAATTTTGTAAAAAGAGGTGAATAGTGGATACGTTAGCAAAATTTGAAGGTAACCTAACAGCAGTCGGTAATCGAGTACTTGTAAGTGATATGCACTTTGGTGAACAAAAAACTAAAGGTGGAATTATTTTAGGTGACGATGACGGCAATGTTAGAGGCATTTACCCACGTTGGGGTAAAGTACATTCGAAAGGTCCTAGAAACAAGGATCCTTATGAAATTGGTCAATGGGTACTTATAGAACACGGTCGTTGGACACGTGGAGTAACTATGACTAACGAAGGCGAAGAAGAAATTGTATTACGAATGGTTGAATCGGAAAGTATCCTTGCATACGCAGATGAAAAACCAAACGATGTACTAATGAGTGGAAGTAGTGTAGGCGACTATGCTCCGGACGCAGTTGACCCTAGCGGGTTTGTAAACGCAACATAAGAGGCTAAATTGGAAAACGTAGATCTAAATAAGTACAAAGATTTTGTACAAGAAGTAACTTCATTACAAAGTAATGAAACAGGTGCTCTAACTTCACAGTTAGAAAAACTTGAAAAAGACAGTGGTGTTAACATGGCACTACTATTAACTGGTTCAATTGGAATGGCCAGTGAAGGAGGCGAATTTGCTGAAATTGTTAAAAAATGTATATTCCAAGGTAAGCCTTTGGATGCAGACACAATTTTTCATGCTAAACGAGAATTGGGTGACATTGCTTGGTACTGGATTAATAGTTGCCGTGCTTTGGGCCTCAACCCTAATGACGTCTTAGCAGAGAATGTAAATAAATTGAAATCACGCTACCCAGGTGGCGAGTTTGATGTTCACTATTCAGAGAATAGAAAAGATGGAGATCTTTAACGACTTTGAATGGTATGACTTCTTAGTTATAGCACTCTTCGCTAAAGTAATGCAAGTTTTAGTAATTCTTACATTAGTAGGTGGTGGTTTTACAACAGCCACTATACTATTTGTAGTATGGGAATTATGGAAAGCATACGAAAGATTTAGAGCAAGAACATGAAATGTAAACAAGGCGACTTTGCTAAGATTATATATTCAGTACGACCAGAGAATATTGGGCGTGTTGTTAAAGTCGTAGATTACATTGGTAAGTTTAAACAAGGAGAACAGTTTAAATTTAGAGATATGCCATGTCAATGTGCTGTAACCGATCACCATTGGTGGATTGAAGCACAAGACTTATCTAGTTTGTTTGGTCCTAGTCCTAGAGCATATATTGCTGATACATGGTTAGAGCCCATTCGTCCAGAACAAGAATTAATTAAAGAAACTGTTGAAGAAGAATTTGAAATATGAAACTTAGTAAAGTAGAACAACAAGGTGTTGCAATATCTAAAGTCAACATGCCAAACCCTCCAAAAGAACAATCGTTCAACATTGAAAAAGAAATTAAAGAAATAAAAGAGATTCTCTCAGAAATACTCCAAAATATTGCAAAAAAGTCTTGACTTTCTTGCTAGTATCCTATATAATAAAGTATATTAGGAGTAGAACATGAAATTACCTGAACAAAAAAATACCGGTATTGGTACAGCAGGTGCGGCAGGTATCGCACTAATGATCCTTCATATCACAAACTATTTAACAGGATGGGCATGGCCTTTGCTATACATCTTTTTAATTTTAGTAGGTATGGGTATGGAAAATAAAAAGAAATAATAGAGGCAAATAAATGAAAGAATTATGGGTAGAAAAGTATCGTCCTAAGACAGTAGATGGATATGTGTTTCGTGATGATGCACAACGTAACCAAGTAAAGACTTGGATCAAAGACAAGACTATTCCACATTTGCTGTTTAGTGGTAATGCAGGTATTGGTAAAACTACACTTGCTAAACTTTTGTTCAATGAACTTGAAGTAAATGATTTAGACATACTTGAAATTAATGCAAGTCGTACAAACTCAGTAGATGATGTACGTGATAAGATTGTAAACTTTGTGCAAATGATTCCGTTTGGAGACTTTAAAATTGTATTACTTGATGAAGCCGATTATCTTAGCCCAAACGCTCAAGCGGCACTACGTGGCGTTATGGAAGAATATCACACCACTGCAAGGTTTATTCTTACTTGTAATTACCCCAACCGTGTTATTCCTGCTTTGCACAGTCGTTGTCAAGGTTTTCACATTGCTAAAATAGATCAAACAGAATTTACAGCAAGAGTTGCAGAGATTCTTATTACAGAAGGTGTAACTCCAGACTTAGATACACTTGATACATATGTAAAAGCAACTTATCCAGACTTGCGTAAATGTATTAACACAGTACAAATGAACGTACAGGACAATAGTTTGCTAAAGCCTAATGAAGGTGACACAGGTGAAGCAGACTGGAAACTGGATATGGTTGAATTATTTAAAGCAGGCAAGATTACAGAAGCACGTAAGATGCTATGTGGTGCAGTTCGTCCAGAAGAAATGGAAGAGATCTATCGTTGGCTGTATGACAATATTGAATTGTTTGGTGATGACGAAAAACAAGATAGTGCAGTACTAACTATTAAGCAAGGACTAGTTGATCATACACTAGTTGCAGATCCAGAAATTAATTTAGCCGCCACGCTAATTAGACTAGCGAGATTGTAATGGAACCAAAAGTAGAATTCGATGGATTTATAGGTATCTTTGAAGATATATTTGATCCACAATATATTAAAGAACTAATTAAATTTTTTGAATCAAGTTCAGATTTACCAATGATTCAAAAACCAAAAGAACAAAAACACATTGTAGATCAAGATGCCATTCTTTTTCAGCATCCTGATACTATACAATATGTACGCAAATATTATACAGAATACTTTTTTCAAGTTCTTTGGGAAAAAGTAATTCCTTTATATCAAGATAACTTTAGTATTCTAAGCCAGACACCTTTAGCAGGCGAAGAATTGAAAATGAAAAGAATTAAACCAGGCGGCGGATTTCACACTTGGCATTACGAAGGACTAGGCGAATCTTCAAAGCGTAAACTTGTTTGTCAATTATATCTTAATGATATTCCTAATGCAGGCGAAACAGAATTTTTATATCAAAATAAACGTGTTAATGCTAAAGAAGGTAGGTTGTTAGTATTTCCAGCAGATTGGACACATACACATAGAGGCAATCCTCCTATTGGAACTTCTAACAAGTATATTATTACAACATGGTTATTTGAAGCACCACAAAAATGACAGAGTATAATTTAAAATATGCAACTGAACGTAAAATTAAACAACGCATGGATATTTTACAAAATTGGATGGAAGAAAACTATCACCTTAAACGTCCAGAAGTTGTAGAGGAACACATTAAAACTGTAACAAAGTTTTGGGGTGTTATGCAAGATGAAGATAAAGACTACATCGAAGGATGTCGTTTTGCTATTGAAAATAAAAGTGATTGGAAAGTATAATGGCTACATCAGAAGAAAAACAAGAATTAGTAGAAGCAATCAAAGGTCCACGCTTTTATCATATTCAACTAAATGGTTACGGCGGTGAAAGTGCGTACATGAGTATTAGTAAGGAAGCACATGACTTTTGGCAACCTGTTTGTGAAAAACATGGTGACAGTGACTTAGTAAGTTATATGGTTAATGACGAGCCAGACGAATGTGAGTTTGAAAATATTGACAGCGTTCTAACTGAAGCAGACTTCCTAACCGGTTATGGCAAAGATGATTACAAGTCTAATTGGCATGAAGCACCGACTGAGTTTGAACACTCGTATGGTGTTGAATGGGGTAGTGCATATATAGTTGTAGATGAAGTTAGTTCAATGGAGTACGATGCAAGACATATTGCCGATGTTATTGAAGGCGAAAATCTTTCAGACCTAGTTCACAAACTTGAAGAAGAAAGTAATTATGAACTTGAACTAACTAATATGGATTGTGCTGATGATGTAGACTATGAATATATTGCACAGATGTATTCAAGTGAAAAGGGCAACTTCTTTGACGGCGTTATTGAAACTGTAGGTGAGTTTGACGCTAAAAAATTAAAGGTACATACAACAGAATACTTGAATGGTGAAGATACTGTTACATCAATTGAGTACGATGGTGTTGAAGTTGATAACAATGGCGGAGATACTAACGGTAAAGGTTACTCTGCAAGTGTTTGGAAGAACTAACAAAAAGGAGCATTATGACATATCTAGTAGTTGATAATTGCGTTAAATGTAAACACATGGACTGCGTAGAAGTATGTCCTGTAGACTGTTTTTACGAAGGTGAAAATATGCTTGTAATTAATCCTGATGAGTGTATTGATTGCGGAGTATGTGAGCCTGAATGTCCTGCAGATGCTATTGTTCCTGATCATACATTAAAAGGTACAGAGTTAGATAAATGGTTTAAAATTAATGCTAAGTATTCTGATCTTTGGCCTGTAGTTACAGCAGTACATGACGACAAACCAACAGCAGAAGAAGCAGAAGAAATGAATGGTGTACCAAATAAGTTTGAAAACCATTTTTCGGAGAAACCAGGAAATGGTGACTAAGAATAAAAAACTAATAAATGATATAGTACGTTTAGACGTATTAAGAGAAGAAATAGAATACTACAAAACCCTGTTGCGAGAACACGACACAGGACATATACTCACAACAATAGGTTTTATTAAAAGACGTATTGAAGATTTAGAAGGGAAAGCGCCATGGCCGCGAGATTAGTAAGTTATAGTAAAGCAACAGATGAATTTGAAGCAGAAGGTTTAACCGATCTACAAGAATTAATTGCATTTTGTGCAAAGGTATCAAATCCTGCCGCACAGATTAACACGGAAACAAGTGAACGTTTAATTAAGTATTTGATTAAACATGCACACTGGTCTCCGCTTGAAATGGTTAATGCAGTAATTGAAATTGAAACAACTCGAGATATTGCACATCAAATTGTACGACATCGTAGTTTTGCATTTCAAGAGTTTTCACAGCGATATGCAAATCCAAATGAAATGGACGAAGTATTTGTTACTAGTGAAGCACGTTTGCAAGATACTAAAAATAGACAGAATTCAATTGAAGTTGATATGGCTAAAGAAGGTATGGCTGAACTTATTGTTGGCTGGGAAGAAAAGCAACAAGACGTAATTTATACAGCAGGTCGAGCATATGACTGGGCTATTAATAATGGAATTGCTAAGGAAGTTGCACGTAAAGTATTGCCGGAAGGCTTAACAAAAACACGTCTATACATGAATGGCACAATACGTAGTTGGGTCCATTACATTGAATTACGCAGTGCAAATGGTACACAAAAAGAACACATGGATGTTGCCGTAGCATGTGCCAAAGTTATTTCGGAAATTTTTCCATTAGTTGAAGAATTGAAAGGGGCATAAAGCCCCCTTCGTTTTAATTTTTATCCGTCCCCATATACCTCAAGAACTTCTTTGACTGCGTTGTGTCTTTCTATATCTCCCTTTGCAAATTGGACTATGTCCAGGTGTGACGTATCGCTGTTTTTTAGTAATTGTGTAAAATTAATCAATCCATTATCACGTATACGATCAGCCTGATTTAAATCGCCTGTAACAGCCATCATTGAGCCTTCTCCTAAACGTGTTAATAACATCTTCATCTGGTTGGGTGTTGCATTTTGCATTTCGTCTGCAAGTATAAAACTATGTTTAAAGGTTCTGCCACGCATATAAGCCAAAGGCGCTATTTCAATAATACCTTCTTCTATCATGCCTTCTATTTCGCGAGCATTAAAATATTCACGTAACACATCAAAAATAGGTCTAGTCCACGGAGCCATTTTTTGCTCTAGTGTACCAGGTAAGTGTCCTAGATCTTCATCAACTGACACTGCTGGTCTGGTGACAATAATCTTATCTACTTTACCTTCTTTGAATAACTTCACCGCTACCTGTACGGCCAACAGAGTTTTACCTGTTCCTGCCGGGCCGATGCCAAAGACTATGTCTTTCGATGGCTCTAACAGTTTAAGCACGTATTGTTCTTGGTTTTTATTGCGGGGAAGTATTGTTACGGATTGTTTTTTCTTTGTAAAAGAATTAAGTTCAACAACATTATTGTTGAAGTTTTTGTGCGAAGTTTTCGCTTTTCTTTTTGCTCCCATTTAGTCCTCCTATTGGGTATGGAGTAGGGTCTTTATGCAGTAGAAGCATTTGCCCTACACTGTATTTACCTAGTTTACCAGGTACCAATAAGACAACTTAACTCATTTAATACGATAAATAACAGTATAAGAATGAAAGAGATTTCAAATGGAAGATATTTACGACTTAGTTAAGAATGTAGAAGGTATATACGAAAGTAATACTGCCTTTGCTGTTCTTAAAGACTTTGAAAGAGTACTAGACGAATTAGACTTATATGTTTACGATAATTGGGAAGATGGCGAATTACTTGCTGGTCCTGAAATTGAAAGGCATTGGGTTAGTTGTTCGTTTATGTGGAACCGCGATAATATGCCTGATCCAATGGGCGGCAAACGTCTATTAGATTATGACTGTAAGGTTTTTTATAAAAAAGATTCTATTACAATTCCAAGAAAGATTCGCAAGCCAGACGATATTCGTCCTGGTACTAAAAAGGGCAAATTAGATCGTAAAGAAATTTGGGTAGTTAAAATTCAAATGCCTAAGAAACTAATTGTTGACATGTATAGTGGTCAACAAGAAATGCAAAACTTTAATACAGAACCAGCAGTTGATGCATCAGCACAAGCACAGCAAGAAATGCAACCAGCAGACGCGGCGGCGGCAGTAGCACCAGCACCTGAGGAAGCAGTATAATGGGATTACGCATTGGTGACTTAAAAGATTGTATTGATCATATTTTTGAAATCGATAGTTTCAAATCAAAGATGGGCGAAGATAAAGATATTGTTACATTAAGTTTTAGTGTAAATGAAAAACATGCCGCTGATGATCTTATGAATTTTATCGAAAAAGGTTATGAGTTTGTACTAGATGCAGATGCTACAGCAGGCGAACAATCAGATGGTACATATAAAGTATTTGTTGAACTAGAACGTAACAGACATATATCTGATAATATTTTAGAAATTACAGACGGTGTTGGTAAATTAGGAAATGTTGATAATTTTAAGTTTCGTTATTACAAGAATTTTAGAAGTAAGCCATTAGACAAAGAAACATTAGAGTCTAACATACCACAAGACCCAAAAGCATACGAGCAAAAAGTTAATGAAAGTAACTTAGATAATTATAAGAATTTTTTTAACAATAGTTACTTAGAAGAAATTGATATGCGTGACAATCAATTACGTCTTAAAAAAGCATATGCAGATCCATTAGTATTTGAATTTCAAGATTACGGATCTAAAGAAGAAATTTTAAACAGGTTAGATG